AGTATTGACGAGCTGAATGAGCAGCTCGCCAGCATCATGAGGTTACACGATGACGCGGAACGTGGAGTATATTGAAGAACAGCAGGTCGAGTTCATAGGGCAGCTCGAACAGCTACTTCATCGCGCCCGAGAGGGCAAGACTATCGGCTGCGTAATCTTCGAAATGGACAACGAAGGCTACATTGAAGCTGAGCACCTCGGCATTCTACCCGACGATCGCTACTTGATCGGCTGCCTATCTGAACAGATCGCAGACTGCACGACTAACATGTCAGTCAACGCAGTCTTCGACGCAATGGAGGCGGCGAAGTGAGCCAACCACAAACCGAACAAAAGCAGCTCACGCTGCAAGAGGTCAGAGCAGTCGACGCAGCAGTCGCTCGGCATATTCGGCCGATTAAAGAATCAATTCGTGAGATTGAGCTGTCAGTCGCTCGCATGAGTGGGTCGCTAGACGAGCACAAGAAGGCCGTCTCGAAGCAACTTAATACCCTAACAGATGCGGTACACAAATCAATATCGACATCGTCCCGCGTCGCTGGCACAGTAGACCATCACGAAGCCGAGATCGCCGAACTATTCAGGCAAGGCAAAGGTGAAAAAAAGACAGGGTTTAATTTTACGCCTTCGCACCTCACGCTCGCTTTATGGCTCGGTCTCGGCCTCGTTGTTATCGTCGGCGCTGCTTATGGTGTTGACGTTTTGGAGTTATGGAAATGAGCGGCGAAGCAATTAAAAATTGGTGGCCGCTGATCAGTGTCGCGGGCGTGGGGTTAATCGCATGGGGCGCAACTACGACAACAGTCGCGGCAGACAGCGCCAGAATCACGAAGGCCGAGTCGAAGATCGAGATGCTCGACGATCGAACTCAAGAGCAGACCGTGATCATCACGACGCAGACCATCAAGCTCGAAACACTCGAACAGACGACCGGCGACATCAAGGCCGACGTCGATACGATCGAGATCGACGTCAAAGAGATACTTCTCGAACTGCGGGCGATGCGCGCAGAGCAAAGGGCGCGGCAGTGAGCGACGCATTCAACCAAGCAGTCGAGACAGTCTTCGAACACGAGGGCGGGCTTGTCGATCATCCTGACGACCCCGGCGGCATTACAAACTATGGCATCTCGTTGCGCTGGGCTCTTCAGCAGCACAAGCAGGTCGGAGACATCGCGCTAGAGCTTCTTGACTTCGATGGCGACGGTGACGTCGACGCAGATGATATTCGTCAGATGCCTCGGGCTGCAGCGAAGAGCGCCTACCTCAAATTCTTCTGGAAGCCGAACCGCTACGACCGCATATTGCAAGATCACGTCGCGACTAAGGTCTTCGACATGTGCGTCAATATGGGCGCGGGCCAGGCGCACAAAATAGTGCAGAGAGCCGTGCGTTCTGCTACTGGCGTCAAGATCGCAGACGATGGTATACTCGGGCGGATTTCCCTGCAGCAGATCAACGGGGCTGATTCCGACATTCTGCTCGCAGCGACGAGATCAGAGCAGGCCGGATTTTACCGGGCTTTGATTTTACACAACGACGCACTACGCAAGAACGGCATCAAAGTGCACGACTTCAGCAAATTCAAAGAAGGCTGGTTGAGACGTGCCTATAGCTGAGTCTCTGATTCACATCATAGAGGTGATCACCTCGGTCATCTCTGGCATTTTTTGGGTGACCGGGCTGATAGTCTGGGCTTTTGTTTTTGCGTTCATTCGAGGGTTCAAAAAATGAGCAAGCGAGACATCTGGGGCGCAGTAAAAGGCATTGTTTCGAGCGTCGCGCCAACTGTAGCAACCGCGCTTGGCGGGCCAGTGGGCGGCATTGCCGCGAACATGATCAAGAAGGCGCTCGGGGTCGATTCAGACGAGGCAGCCATTCAGGCGCTTCAGTCTGACCCCGAGGCAGTCTTGAAACTAAAGATCGCCGAGATCGACTTCGACAAGTTTCTCGTTGAGGCTGATATTCGCAAAGACGAGCTTGTTGTCGAAGACCGCAAAGACGCTCGCGATCTGAGTAAGACGCTCGGCACTATTTGGCCGCAGATGACCATCGTCATCGCGCTGACCTTCATGATCGCCGGCGTGATCTATGCGCTCTTTAAAACCGCACCACCACCTGAGACCGAGAACATTCTCTTCATGGTGCTCGGGCAGCTCACAACGGCCTGGGCCGCGTCGATCTCGTTCTTCGTGGGCACGACTAAGTCGAGCGCAGACAAAAGTAAACAGATCGCGGGGGGTAGGTAATGGCTAACGGCGGGCGCATCACGAAAAAGAACCTCGACAAGTTTCTCTCGCTACTGCGCGAGGGTTATTCTGTGCGCTCTGCCGTGCGCGGTGCGCGCATCTCTTCGTCTGGCGTTTACAAGAAGCGAGACCAAGACCCAGAATTCAGAGCCGCCTGGCAAGATGCACTTGACGAGGGAACCGGGCTATACGAAGACGAGATGAAGAACCGCGTCTTCGAAGGCGAACCGATACTCGGCCGCGAGGGCGAGATTGTCGGCTTCAAGAAAAGCGATCGGCTTCTTGAGTTCGCTCTGCGATCACGAGACCCCGAGACCTATGCCGAAAAGCGCAAGACCGAACTGACGGGCGCGAACGGTGGGCCGCTTGAGACGTCAAACACGACAGAGATCGCGTTGACGCCTGAAGCGAGACAGCAACGCATTCGCGATCTACGCGAAGCACTGGGAAAGAGAGAGACATCTGAAGATGATTAACATAGAACACGCCGATATGGTACGCAGCCTGGTCAAGCCGGGCCAGCACATCATGATCTGGCTCGAAGACGACAGCGTCGACTTATGGCACGCAGCGACCGGCCTCGTCGGCGAAGTGGGTGAGCTTGTTGAATGCGTCAACAGCGACCCGTTCGACCTTGAGAACTTCATCGAAGAGCTAGGCGACATTGAGTTCTACTTGTGTCAGGCTCGACAGAACCTTGAGATCGACCGCGACTTCATCGTCAACATGGGCTATCACGCGAAGCCCATGCTGCCGATGGCCGGCCTTATGATTGCCGCTTGCGGCTTTCTTGATCAGGTCAAGAAGACGGTCATCTACAACAAGCCGACCGACCGAACCGAGTGCATCAAAGCGCTCGCCGACATAGAGCGCAGGCTTGAAGAGATCAGGGCCGTGCGGCTCGTTGACCGCAGCGAGACGCTGCGCGCCAACATCGACAAGCTCTCGCAACGCTACCCGAACGCCTCTTACTCTGACGAACACGCTCAGGCGCGTCTCGACAAGACGGGCTAAGTCGTGGCGGCAGCGGTCGACGAACTGGCTGAGCTGCAGCTCGAACTCGAACTCAGCAAGCTAGAGAGTGAAGAGAGCCTAGTCGACTTTATCAAGCACGGCTGGCGCTGGGTCGACCCTGCCTTCTACGTTGACGGTAAGCATACCGAGATCATCGCCGTGCACCTCGAAGCGATGGTGCGCGGTGAGCTGACGCCAGACGAGGTCTCGAAGATTCTGATCAACATACCGCCGGGCCATCAAAAGAGCCTGACGGTTTGCGTGTTCTGGCCGGCCTGGTGTTGGGGGCCGCTCAACCGACCCGACCTGCGCTTCATGTTCACCTCGTACCGGGGCGAGCTGGCACTTCGAGACGCTGATCGCTCTCGCCAGCTCATCAAGTCGCAATGGTATCAGATGAACTGGGGCAACCGCTTCGAGCTGATCAGATCGCAAGACAGCAAGGGTCGCTTCGGCAACAACAAGGGCGGCTACCGATACAGCACCTCGATCGCGGGCATCATGGGGGAAGGTGGCGACTATGTGATTCTCGACGACCCGCACAACGTCGAGCAGGCTGAATCAGTCGATGTCAGGAAAGAGATGATTCGCAAGCTCGACCTCGCGCTACCGACTCGGGTGCGTAATCCGAAGGGCGGCATCGTCGTCATCATGCAGCGGTTGCACGAGCAAGACTTCAGCGGTCACGTACTGCGCAACGAGCCCGACGAATGGGTTCACCTATGTCTGCCGGCAGAGTACGAGGCCGACCATCCGACGCCGATCAAGACGCCATTGCTCAACCCGGCAACGGGTGAGCCATGGTGCGACTGGCGAACCGAAGACGGCGAGCCGCTCTTTCCTGAGCTATTTCCCGGCACCCGAATTCAGAAGCTCAAGGCAC